CTCAAGCAGCTAGTCTAACTGACCGCACACCGTTGTGCTAAGGTTTTTCGAACGCGCTCTGAGCTTGCGTATACGGTCTTGCACGTATCTGCTGCGTTGTCTGGTTTTGAGGGAGTGATGGCTTCAGCCCAAGAAACACGCCAAGGACAACCGCGCACCCGTAATTACTTTGCTCCCTATTTCACGCGTGGGCATGAGCTCAAGCTTAAACACTATGAGCCGTGCCTCGCGAAAGTATGGCGTGGATGGTTAATTCGCCTTAAAGTTCTGCAAAAGATGCACGTGCCCGATTATGGGTATCCCATCCCAAAGAATAAAGCCGGAAAGTTGGTCGATTTTCGCGTTGCAATGGATTTCGACGATATGGACGCTTACACAGGGAAGAGCGTTCACGCATGGCTTTACCGTTTCCTACGCACAACGTTGTACCACTATTGGTTTGGTATCTTGATGACACTTCCTTACCTCATCTACCAGTACGTTACTGGTTGGTGGGCAATGAAAGTGATCTACCATCTTTGTACCCTCGATGCTTCAGGTTTGACAGCGCACCACCATGCACTGCCTATTCTTTGGCTCGTGACCAGCCTTGGGTGGATGTTCAACGGCTTCTTTGGTTGGAAGCAAGAATACGTGGTCTTCCGAGTTGATACGCAAGCGGCGGAGTTGATCATGTGCGAAACTATTTGTGGGGAACAGGAAAAGACATCGTACGAAGCGATTTCGTCAGCACCGATTTCAAGCAGGTGCCTAAATGACAGTCGCGAAACCGGTAAGAAAATGCCGTCAATGCAGAAAATGGCGTATGCACATGTAATTCAATTGGTAACCGCAGCTTGGGTAATGGGAGTTGCGGAGTTGCACGATCCGGAGGCAGCATTGGCTGGTCGTTCTGCGGATGAAATGCCCATTTTGGAAGATTCAGACACAGACGATGATATTCCGGGAAAGTCTTGTAAAGCAGCGGAAGAAGTTCAATTGAAGGATTTCAAGCCGATGAGGTGGCCTTTGCTACTTTGTCGAACTTGTACAACGATCCCCAAGGAACTACGCCCGTCTGTCGTGGTCAAGGAGAGAACTCAGGAGCAGTTGAAGGAGGACCGTCAGAAAGGAAAGAAAGTACGGATTGAAGGTGACGACGAAAAGAAGATTGATTACAGCGGAGTGGTCTTTACCCCCGAAATCATCAAGATTATTGCTGGCCTCACCTCGAACAAGGAGAATGAGTTGTCCGGCGTGAATCGTCACTTCATCCAACTTGAACACCCTTTGAAACCAGGCACATTCATGTTGCCTCCGACTCCGGAGGCACAACGACGCCTGAACGTCGCCTCTGATGTAATTGCTGCTCACATGCGCGAGTCTGCATATCTATGGTTGCACAAGATATGCGAATTTGCCCCCCCAACGAAGTGGTCGGCCACCATGAAGGATGAGATGCCAGAGAGGGCTGAACAAGCCAGGGCCAGAGACGGTTCTATCTCAGCGTGGATCCAGAGGAAGCTTTCGG